AGTATTCAAATACTGGTTCTGACTTGGCTGCGAATGGTATTGTTTCATTCGTTAACAGTTCAACCATGATCCTATCCGGTGTTGCTGGTTCATTCTCAGTAGGTAACGAGGTTGTTGCTTATGGCACGCAGTCAAATACCACAGCTATTATCACGAACATTTCCAACTATCCAAATATCACCATTGGTAATTTGCTTGGCAGTAATTTCCAGAGTGGCGTTCCTTTGAACTTCTATGCTCTCGGAGCTAATGTGGCTTCAGGTAATGCTGTTCCAGTGTCGTATATCCTGATCCCATCCGATAACGTCCAGTATATTGTCAGTCCGACTGTCACAATTTCAGGAGATGGAACGGGTGCCACAGCCTATGCTGTTGTAAATACAACCCCAGGAACGATATTTGAAATTACAGACATCGTTCCAATCAATGTAGGACAAAATTACACTTATGCGAATGTTTCCATCACAACTTCCTCTGCCTATGGTAATGGGGCTGTGGCTACTGCTGTTGTTGCTCCTGTTACTGGCCATGGTGGTGACCCATACACCGAGCTAGGTGCTCGTAATCTTGGCATTGCCTTCGACTTCGGCAGTGCATCAGAGGAAGTCTATAAGTTCCCTAATTACGGTACGTATAGACGTGCTGGCATTATCAAGAACCCAGAATTTGCTGAGTTGTTCGTCAACATCTCGCCAACAATTCGCAACAACCTCACAATCACTGGCATCTCTTCGGTCTTCACAAACAATGAGATTATCTTCCAGCCTGCATCAAATGCCGCATTCCGCTTCTTATCTGCTGCAAATTCTACTTTGATCCAAGTTGATAACATCAATGGAACAATTGCTAATACAGGCAATACATTCATTGTGGGTTTGACATCAAACACCAACGCTCGTGTGGCAGGAATCAATCCACTCCAGTTCAACGATAATGGCAATCAGACGGTCTATGATAAGAATAAGACACAGGGAACGTTGATTAATGTCACTAACTCAAGTCAGATCGTACTCGCCAACGTAGGCGGTAAGTTCGGTGCTATTGGTGACGTGATCTATGATCCTACCGTTAATAGTTATGCAAATGTTGTCTCTCTATATACCGCAAATGGTACGGTTAATATCTCATCGATCTTCGGTCTCCGCTTCAACCAGACAACTCGCATCACACTGTCTTCGAACACTGGTCCGTATCAGGTGGGCGAGCGCATCGTACAGGCAATTCAGAACGCAAATGCGTTAGTTATTGATACGACTCATGAAATCGACATCGAGTACACTCTAAACGCAGGTACAATGTCAGCGGGCGTCGTCTTGACGGACAACACAAGTGGTGCTAATGCCATCACAACATTCGTTAATTCGAGTTATATGCGTCTGACAGGCGTCCAGGGAACATTCTCTAATAGTGACGTGATCAGTACTCTAACCGGAAATGGCGTAGTGACTTCGGTATTCCCTGTCTTGGTGGCTTCTGACGTGCTCTCAACGTTCGTGAATAACAACGACACGATCCAGGGTCTGACTTCGGGATCACTTGGCGTATCGAGTCTTCCAGGCACGATTGTCAACCCTGACCTTACGAAGAATACGGGTGAAGTCCTCTACATCAACGATTTCAGTCCTTTCACACAGAACCTATCATCACAGCAAATTTTCGTAACCATCTTCGGCTTCTAAGTCACGAATAAATAATCCTGTAATTTGAAGAACGAGGAAGCCTCTTGGGAACCAACAGCCTAGATACCAATTTCAATCAAGCTCCTTATTGGGCTGATTATGCTGCTAATTCAGAGCAATACACTGTCCTCTTTAAGCCAGGAGTGGCTGTTCAGGCTCGTGAACTTAATAATTTGCAGTTCGGTCTCCAGTACCAGATTGGTTCTTTCTCAAACAACATCTTCACTTCAGGCAGTATTATCTCTGGCTGTAACATCAACCTCGATCCTGCTCTTAAGTATGTAAAGCTCAACGACAACTATTCAAATGGTGCTGCTGCAACCGTCAGCGACTTTATTGGTCTGACTGCCGTATCAGCTAACACTGGCCTTCGCGCATTCGTTTTCTCTGCTAATCAGGGCTTCCTTGCTCAGGCCCCTTATCTAAACACCCTGTTCATCAAATATTTGAACACTGGCTACGCTGCCAATACATCAAACCTTTCACAGAATGTGGCTATCTCTACCTTTCAGCAGAATGAGCCTATTACTATTTTCAACCAAGGCAATGTGGCTATTGGCGTTATCAATGTCGCTAATGATACAGTTTCAGGTGTATCGACTACAGTAGGCAATTCATATGCTATCGCATGTGATGCTGGTCAAATCTTCCAGAAGGGCATGGCTCTTACCGTAAACAAGCAGAACCTTGTTGTCACTCCTTATAACAATCAACCAAACGGTATTTCAGTAGGCTTCGTTTCTCTTGAGAGCATCCTAACAGCTTTCGAAGACCCATTGCTAAATGATAATGCGCAAGGTGCTCCTAATTATGCTGCCCCCGGTGCTGATCGTCTAGTCGTAACTCCTACATTGACTGCGGTTAATAGCGCAATTGCCAACACTAATGACTTCTTCTCAATCGTAGATTTCTTCAGTGGTCAGGCTTCTATCATTAATCAGGACACGTCATTCAATGTGATTGGTGACCTCATTGCCACAACAAGCTCAGATACAAATGGCGACTTCGTTATCAGTCCATTCAATGTAAGTTCACAGGAAGCTCTATTATCTAATGGTTCAATCGACCCATTGAACTTCCGCTTGAACGTATCTGCCGGTTCTGGCTATATCGATGGTCGTAAACTTAATTTGCTCAGTCAAATCTTCACTGACGTTCGTAAGGGCACTGACGTAAATTTCCAGTCACAGCAGATTATGACTGCCGTCATGGGAAACTGGATTTATGTCAACCAGCTATATGGCACAATTGACCCAACTGATCTACCTCAGGTTGGACTATTGGCTAATGCTTCCTTCGGTGTTTCAAATAATGCTGCTAAGGGCATCGCTGTAGCCTCAATGGTTCCTGCTGCCAATATCGGTACAGCTACTTTGGTTGGTTATCAGGCTCAAGGTGCTCCAGGCAGTTCAACTTCGGCAGGTTTCTTATATCTAACAAACATTCAAATGAACGCTGGCCACTCATTCGTCAACGTTGGTGGTGTCTATTGCAACAACAACTCACGCCAGTTCTTCGGTGACGTTCAACCATGGCAGGGCTCATATGGCATAAACCAGCCACAGTATGCACCTTTGATCTATCCTCTATCAGCGGGTGGTGTCCAGTCCCTCAAGACTGCTGCGAATACACGCGACACTCAATTCGAGTTCCAAGTAGGCACAGGCGTCTCCTTCAATACGTCTGGTCAGGCTACCCTAACGATCCCTTCATTCTCTGGTGGCGTGAATCAGCTTCCATTCGGTACTGGTAACCTAACCACAACCGCCATCGCAACTAACATTAGCGTCACAGCATTGGCTAACAGTGCCATGGTAAACGCCGGTGGTTCATTCACTGCACCAGCAGCTTGCACCATCCTGACAGGCACCTCTACGTCATGGTCAACCGCTCTATGGCCAGGAGCAGTTATCCAATTAGCTAATTCATCAGCTACAGAATTGAAGATGGTTTCGAGTGTAACGAATGCAACCTCATTGATTCTTGTTGCGCCTACGGTTGCAAACTGGGCATCAGGCGGTAATGTCGCACCTTACTTCCTTGCTGGCGAGATTCTGCCTCTATCCGTAATGACCAATTCTTCAGTCAACATCATCAACTCAACCTCAATGACGGTTTCTCTCGGTGCTTCAATCAGTCCCGCAATGTCAGCAAACGTCTATTACCCAGTTGAAAGAACAGCCGCTAACCCTGCACGTAAGACTTTGCAGAATAACGTATGGGTTTCAATCGTATGTTCAAACAACGCAGCAAACACAGTCGGTCCTTGGTCACTTGGTGTGCCTGATGGCTATGCACTGAAGCACGTCTATTGCGGCACAACATTAGCTAATACAAATCCTGATCTTGTATCAGAGTTCACTTTGATCAACGGTCAGACTGACACATTCTATGGACTAGCACAGCTACAGTCAAACGGCTTTGTTGCTAATGCATCATCAGAGCTTTTGGTTAACTTCCAGGCATTCCTTCCTAACTGGTCTTCAGGCGACGGCTACTTCTCTGTAGAGTCATATCCTGTTGATGACACTGGCCTAACAGCTAACTCAATCTTCACACAAGAAATCCCACAGTACTATTCAATTAGTGCTCAGCAGACATATGACCTTCGTGGTTCAATGGACTTCCGCTTTTATGCATCAAACACAGTAGCTTATGCTAATACGATTGCTGCCGCTGCGGTCAACCCAAACACTGCATTAACCTTTAACCAGACAAACATTACTCCTGTTATCCCTGACTCACAGATCGAGACTTCATACTCGTACTATATGGGTCGTTACGATCAGGTAGGCTTGCAGGCTAATGGTGGCATCGTCTTCAACGAAGGTGTGCCTTCACTTAATCCAGTTCCTCCTGGCCCAGTAATCAATGGCATGAACCTTGCCACGATCTATATTCCTCCATATCCTTCACTAACACAAGACCTTGTAAACACTGCTCCTCCTAACTACGCAAAGGTTAACTATTCCTATACAACCAATAAGCGTTACCAGATGAAGGATATCGGGGCCATTGACGCCCGCTTGACACAGGTTGAGTACTATACTGCTCTATCTGCTCTTGAGCAGTCAGTAACTAATTTGCTAACATCTGGCCAGAACGGCACAAGCATCTTCCAGAACGGCATCTTTGCTGATCCTCTACAGAACTTTGCTCTAGCCAATTGTGCTGATCCTGCATTCAACATTGCTATCGATGGATCACAGAATATTGCTCGTCCTACCTTCAGTCAGTATCCCGTTCAGCTAACATATAATGCTGGTTCAAATACTGCCCTTGAAGGCAATCGTATTATCATGCTTGATCCAGCCGGTACGACAACAACTGTCCTAATCAACCAGCCATTTGCTTCTCAGGTTCGTAACTGTGCTCAGGATATCATGTACACTTACTCAGGTAAGGTCTATCTGAACCCAGATGGTAACTACCAGCCTGACGTTACGGTTAACCCTGCCGTCGTTGCTAACATCAACGACTATGCTAACTTTGAGTCCATTGCTAATGCGTGGGGCACTCAGTGGGGCACATGGAATGAAAGTGTATCTTCAACAACCGCCACTGGCGGTTTGCTAGGCATTGTTGCTGATCCTGCTTCATGGGACGGTGGTGCTCAAATTCGTGCATCGACCACAACATCAACCACAACGAATACACGCACAGGTACACAGCTTGTTGCAACACCTGTCTATAACGAAGTACAGCTTGGTACTGAGATTACATCTATCTCATTGCAGCCATATGCTCCAGCCGCTGTAATTCAGTTCCAGGGTACTGGATTGAAGCCTTCGACTCAGCATTACGTCTACATGAACGACGTTGCTCAGTCATCACTTTGCTTGCAGACAGATGCGACATTGGTCAACCAACTATACGGCGTTGGCACATTGATTTCAGATGCTACTGGCACGATCTATGGTTTCTACTTCTTACCAGCGGGTACATTCAACACTGGCTCATTGAACTTCCAGCTATTGGACATCTCAAACAACGTAACCGAGCTTAATAACATCAGTTCACAGGCATCTGCTACGTATTATGCAACGAACCTAGCCTACACCGAGAATAACCTAGAGCTTCAGACTGTCACCGGACAGCTATCTGAGACAACTGTTACTCAGTCAACTTCTTCTACTACAACAAGTAGCGGAACGACATTGATCGTTGATCCTATTGGTCAGACATTCAGCGTATTGAACAGTCTCGTATCTGATGGTTCAGACTGCGTGTTCCTTGAGAGCATCGTTCTTTATTTCCAGCAAGCTGATCCTGTTCTAGGAGTCACCGTAGAGGTTCGTCCTTTGACTTCATCTGGATTGCCTGATCAGTTTTGCCTACCTTATGGTTACGTTCACTTGACTGCCGCGCAGATTGCTACATCACAGAATGCTACTGTACCAACAGTTGTTTCGTTCCCTGATGGTCTGCTTCTTGAGACAGGCAGTAACTATTGCTTCATCGTCATCCCTGATGGCTCAAATCCAAATTACACCCTATGGACTGGCGTACTTGGTGGAACAGATGTAACAACTGGCGGTCAAATCTATGCCCTATCAGGCACAGGCGTCATGATCATGTCATCACAGGCTGTTACTTGGACACCATATCAGACAGAGAGTATCAAGTTCTCTCTCAACGTTCTTCAGTACCCATCTGCACCTGTTCAGGGCATCGCTTCATTCACAAACGATAACTCAGAATTCTTCAACATCTCCAACAACTTTGGTACGATGAACCTATCTGATCCACTCGTACTTGCCAACATGACCAACAACTGCATTGGCCTAGCAAATGCAACGATCAGTTCTGTGTCAAACAACGTCCTTACAGGCAACACAACTGGTCTCGGTACTGGCACGCAGGTTATCGTCACATCAACAACCAATCAGCTTGGTTACTTAGGTGCGGTTTCATCAGTTATTAACTCAACTGCATTCGTTTCAACTGTACGTCCAACAGCTAACGACACTGTGGCTTCGGTATTCATTGCAAATGGCAACCCAACAGGCTTTGTTGCTGACCGTACAGCCAATGGTTCATTCCTACGTATCAGCGGCTCAACTGCTAACTCAAGTAATTATCTAACAAATGCATACTCTTACATCGTACTCGATACAAAGAGTGGTGCATTTACTACAGCTTCGAACTTGCACGACAAGAAGTTCAACACTTTGATGGGCAAATTTGCTCCAACAATCCCTGGAATGTCAAGCATGACAATCACAGCGAAGACAACAGGCAATTCTGCATCAGGCTACACACCTGACGGTGCATATGCCAATTTGATGATCGGCGTATCGAGTGACTTCCTAAGTGCAGAGAAGGCCGTACTTTCACGTTCAAATGAGGTTCAGTACCTTTCAGGTTCTAAGTCATTGTTTATCAACTGCAACATGGTTTCAAATAGTGTCTATCAAACACCAACTCTCGACAGTGTAAAGCAGGCTGCTTACGTCGTTCATAACTTGGTAGTTGCTGAACTTGCAAACAATCAGGTCTATACCTCTGAAATTCAAAACCAGGGATTGGGCCTTAACCGTTACATTTCCGATACAGTCAACCTTGCTCAGGGTATGGAAGCAGAGAACTTCACCGTATATGTGGGTGCTCACTGGCCAGCAGGTACGCAGGTTTATGTATATGCCAAGTTATTGAACCAGTACGATCCTGCCACATGGCAGTCAAAGCTTTGGTCTCCGATGGTTACAACGAATTCATATCGTGCGTCACCAGTTAACTTGACTGACTTCACGGATTATCAGTTCACATTTGCTAACACCGTATTGACTAATGGTACAGCATACAACGATCCAAACAATAGCAACACCTTAAGTTATCAGTCAGGTGGAGTTACATACGCTCAGTTTGCTACGTTTGCTGTGAAGATTGTTCTGTTGTCTAACAACTCACCTACGGTTCCTATGCTCACTGCCTTGAGAGCCGTTGCAACAACTGCTGCTTAATGTACGCCAAGATAATTGATCATCCACATCTAGTCCGTGATATGGACTCAAAAGCTGTGCTCAATATTGATGTGGAGGGTAAAGAACGCTTCCTAAAGGCCCGTGCCGAAAAGAGAAGAGATAAACAGCGTCTCAACGATCTTGAAACTAAGGTCGTTGACATGGATGGCAAATTAAATTTGATCCTCGATCTGCTCCGAAATAAGGCTTGACAGGATAATCCGTTTCGTGTAGAGGTATGGCTCCACTCTTTTTATGAGGCATAGAGCCATGGGCTATTACTCAGTCGCCGTCTTCCACAACGACTTCGCCAACGAATTGAGGGAAGACCCCAACGCTGGCGAGAAGATCAGTGCAGCCATAAGCGGCTTCACCATCAAGGCTTATCGTCCCGAGCGATGCCATTTCCACTATGGGAGCATCATCGCTCAGAACCACTTTGATTATGCTCAGGTTTTGGTCGTTGGTGGAAGTAGCGTAGGTGGATCAATCAACGATCCTGAGATAAAGCTCAATCAAGAAGCTCTGTGGCAGATGCAAACCTGCCTTGAGAACCATGGCTACCGCGTCACGAAACGTCGCAAAAGCCTCAAAGCGAAGGTGACACTATGATGGGAAAGTCAGCCCTCCAAGAAATCCTTGAGAGCCAGAGCCTTAAAGGCGAGGCAGGCGATTTCGAAGTCCGCGAGTATTCAGGACGCTCAATGTACGGCAAGAAATGCCTCGCAGTGGTCACTGGCGTGGATAGCATACATTCCTTTGAGCTTGGTGTCCGTGTGGGCAGAGCAGCCGCTCTGAGCAACGATTTCGATGACATCGAGGACGCAATGCTTGACACGCGAGAAGACAGCATGGGCCATGGTTCCGTGATGTATTGGCCTCGCGTGCCCTTCATCAAGGACGATGAGGATGGCGACGGCGATTTTAATAACTAGGGAGCTTCAATTGCCTAATATGAATACGTATTTTCAAGTGCAGGGCTCCTGGGCTCGCGGTCAAGGTTATGACCTGACCGAGGCTCGTCGTTTCCTGATTTTGCTGCTCAACCCCATCGATGGTGAATTCATCCATGAGGTTGCTGGATATTTTTGGAAGGGCTACAATGGCAAATGAATTCGAAGGACTGATCTTCAAAAATCAGGTGAAGTTCAAGGGCACGGAGACCACTCGTCTCAACCGTTTGCTCTACAGCCTATGGGATACCCTCATTACGAGAGGCAACCAAGGCTTTACTCGATACGAAACCTCGCGTGACTATTCACGCGAGGAAGCGATATTTCTTGTGCATAGGCTCAAGGAAATGGGCACTCCAGACGCCCAAGTCAAATACGACTCGCATTACCACTGGTACAGCATTATCATAACTTGGTGAAATTCTATCCCCTCAGAATGAATGAATAAATAAAAGAGCATTCATTCTGAGAGGAAGACTTTTTGTCGATATTAACATCCCCAATTGCAAATACGAACACTATTGGTGCGTTGGTTTCGAAGACAAACCAGCTTCTTGCCGCTCTTGGTTCTAACACAATCACTGTTGACTCAACTACTGGTGGTTCTCAGACCACTGGTAATGCTGCCGTCAACGGTGCTATTGCCGTCCTCGATCTGAACGTAGCTAACACCCTATCAGGTGGCAATAACACAGCCGGTGCTAACCTCACGATCACAGGCAATGCCATCTTCTCTAATGGTGGCGTAGGACAGTTTCTTACCGTATTATCTAATTCCAGTGGCTCGTCCATCAATGTGAATGTGACGCAGCTTAACATTCAGACCGGAACCTCGATTCAAGGCAATCTGTCCTTCGGTAATAGCACGGTCAATACGCAGGTCAATTCATCTGCCATCGTCCTTAACACCCTCACCGTCCAGACAGCTAATGTTGCCAACCTAGTCGTTACGACTAATGCTACCGTATTAGGCAACCTGAACGTCCTGGGTAGTCTGGTTACGGTTGGTAACTCAGTAGCCTATGGCTCATTCATTCCCTTCGGTAACGGCCTATTCAGCCTTGGCAACTCCTCATTCTACTTCTCTAATACATTCTCAGACAGCTTTAATGGTCTGACACTTTCGCTTGGCAACTCAACGATCAACACCTCGATCAATTCAACAGCCATGTCGATTGGTGGTATGGGTCAGGTGTCTATCGGCAACACAACAGCCAACATCTCCATTAATGTGGTCAACGGATTTTTTGCTGGTAACTCAACAGTTTACACCACAACTAATGCCACTGCACAGCAATTTGTAAGCCCTGCTTCGAATGCTACAATCTCTGCGCTATCTGTTAACGTAGGCTCAGCCTTCATTAACTCGTCCGCTCTAGCTGTTGGTAACTCATCAGTTAACACGACAATCAATTCAACAGTTTACTTCTCTGGTAATAGCACAGTCTATACAACATCTAATTCAACCACAGATGTATGGATCGGTACAACTAATACAGTTATTAACTCAATAGCCATTACTCTTGATGGTGCGGTTGTTCTAAACACAACGTCATTCTCTATAAGTAATTCAACTGTTGGTTCGTTCATGAACTCAACATCAGTTTCAACAACAAACCTTAATGCTAATGGCATAGTCACTCATACTAGCAATACATTTGCTAATACGATCTATTCGAGTCTCGGTGCAGGTGCCGGTCAATTCGTTCTGACCGATGTAAATTATGGCGTCATCTTGCGTAGTGATGATACCAATTTCCAGATATTGTCAACTGCTTCAGCTAATCAATATGGTACATGGAATGGCTTCCGTCCATTCTCAGTTGCTCTAGCTACAGGCGTTGTAACAATTGATGCCAACAACTCTGGTACGGTATTTGGTGGTGTGGTCGCAATGGGTAACACAACAGCCACAACTAACCCATTGGGCGTAAAGGCAAATACTGCTACAGCGATTGTCGGTTTGTCAAACACAAACACTGGCGTTGGTGGACAGAGTACATCAGGCAATGGCGTTGCTGGTGTCTCAGTCAGTGGTATTGGTGTATGGGGCGTCTCGAATGCTCTAGCAGGCGTTCTGGGAACATCAAATTCATATATTGGTGTCAGTGGCTTAGCAAATACAGGCAATGGCGTACAGGGCTTTTCAAACACTGGCTTTGGCGTCTCTGCTATATCAAATAACTCAACTGGTTTGGTTGCATCATCAACTACTGGCATTGGTCTACAAGGAACATCAATTGTAACTGCTGGTGTATACGGCGTATCAGGTAGTGGAAGTGGCGTTAATGGCACTGCAAATAGTGGCACTGGTGTAACTGCTATATCAAATACAGGTACTGGTTTAACTGTATCTTCAAATACAGGTCCAATTGCTACATTCTCTAATACGGCAACGACTCTTGCCACACTCGACAATAGTGGTAACCTCACTCTTCAATCTGGTAATCTCTTTGTTCCTAGTGGCTATGTGCAGTCAGCGTTGATGCCTATTGCTAGTTTGTCTACTAGCACAACATTAACTTCGGTATATTGCGGTCTTCAAGTTTTTTGTGGTAATGCTGCAACCACAATGACTATGACGGTTCCTAGTACATTGCCATCAAATGCTCGACTTATCCTAACTAGAACAGGTGCTGCGAACGTTAATATCGTTGCTGGTGCTGGCATTACCTTAGTCTCTCGTACAGGACAGTTCAATATTCTTAATGCATGGGGTTCTGTAACTCTATTGAAATCAGGCGGAACGGTGATCATCGATGGTAACATCTAATAACACGCATTTAATTGATACGCTGATATCTAATAAGAAATTAGTTAACACGGACCTAACTGCGTCCATGCCAGATCGTGGACTTAAGCCTGTCGGACAAAACAATCCTACGAGAATTATGGTTGTAGCATCGCGTAAGACTGGAGCTTTCCGCCGTGTTATTGATGACAATGACGACACTGCCTATGCGAAACATCACGAGCCTCACGTACATCCTGGCGAAGTGGTAATCTATATGCATCCTAATGATTATAATCAATACAAAGGCAATGCAATGGGCTGGCACGATCATGTAGCACGAGCCGCTGGATTCAAAGAACGTCCTCATTGGACCACAACACGACACGCAGTGGTGAGTCCTCGTGGAGAAATTATGAATGTTATCGAGGCTGACCCATCATGTGGTGATCTTGGTGAACATATAGCTCCTGGCCATACTTTGCTTCAGCATCCTTCTGCTGAAAGAGGCATGATCGTCTTTCATGATCAAAAAATTGGTGGTCTCAAAGGTCGTAATGGTGCTGGCACTCCTGTAACTATAGAGCCATAAGACATGGCAGCAGCAATCGCATGGGGATCGGGCACAACATTTACAGTTCCAGGGAACTTCCTAAACAATAGCACAGCCCTACTCTGGATTTGGTACAGTGGTGGTGGTGGTAATCATGGTGGTCTTCCTGGCGTTGTTGCTGGTTATGGTGGCAACGGTGGTAATATTTACCTAATCGACCCCATCAATTTAGCCATTGGCGGTCAGTATGGTGTAGGCGTTGGCGGTAATGCTGGTCCTGGGGCGGGAGTTAATGCCTCAAGTTTCTACGTATGGCCACAACAAGGTTACAATGGTGCCAATCCCGGTGGTGCGGGCGGTGGTAACGGTGCCGTCCTTGCTGGCGGTGGTGGTGGCTCTGCTAATCCTGGCGGTGGTGGTGGTAATGGTGGCACTGCTCAGACTAATGCTCCTGGCGGCGGTGCCGGTGCCGGTTCAGCCCCATGGCCTTCTTATGGTGGTGCAGGTGGCACGGGTTCCGATCAGAATAACAATTTCGGTGGTGATAATGGCACTTCATATGGCGGTGGTGGCGGTGGTGGTGCTGAGACTAATTCCTTCCAATCAGCGGGCGGCATTGGCATTCAAGGCGTTGTATATCTCTGGTATAACACAGTCTCCGTAGCTACAATTTCAAGTTGCTCACCAACATCAACAACATATCAAAATGATGGAGTGCCTTTTTATCTCTTCGGTTCCATGTTCAACACAGTAAACACTGTACAAATCCAAGACATATACACAGGAGGTTTATATAATTGTGGAATTAATATCATCTCAGACAGCGAGATGCTCATTTATCCTCCTGCTGTGCCACAACATCCAGCTTATAATCCAAACATTTATATCTACAATCAAGCTGGTGAGGCAGGATTTAGTAACATTTATACGCTCTATCCTAACATCCCTCAATGTTATAGCGTCACTGGAAATTCATATGACAATGGAACCAATCAGGTTGACTTGAATGGAGTGTTCTTTACGACGCTATCATTGGTACAGATCGATGGTGTAGGCGTAATGAACTACACGACAACGCCTACTGGTACAACTCCTGGGCAATGGTGGTTTGGTAACGACAGTATCATTGGTATGAATTTACCTGCTATTGCCGCCCAAGAAGCAGTCGCTGTCACGCTTCGCGTAGGAAATTCATCAGGCCAAGCTGTTATTGGTATGGTATATATTCCATCTCCACCTACATTCTCAGGAATTAGTACATCAACTGGTGACGAGTCAGGTGGCTATTCTGTCACAATCACAGGATCAGGATTTGCTACAACTGAATCTGTCTATTTTGGTAGTGCAATTTGTCCAAGTTTCACAATTAATTCAGACACTTCCATCACAGTCGTTGTTCCGCAATTTGATGGAAACAGTACATACGATGGTGGTCAAGTTAACATCACATTATATAATCCAACCGCTAGCGTATCAGGTTTCGACTTCACTTACACATTCTCTGGCTATCCTGCGCTCAATGCGGCCCACTCCTTCGTTTAATAAATATTAGCATCACAATCAGAAGGATTTGTTATGCTTAATATAACCGCTGCCATGCTCAACCAGATTGCTCCAGGGGCTAATCAGACTATTGTTAATGGTCTCGTTCCTTATCTGAATCAATATTTGCCTCAATATGGTATTGATACGCTATCACGCATGAAACATTTCTTTGGTCAGGCTGCTGAAGAATCTGCATCGTTCCGTACATTAACAGAATATGCTTCTGGTGCAGAATATGAGGGTCGTACTGACCTTGGTAATACGCAGGCTGGCGATGGTGTTCGATATAAAGGTCGAGGCATCTTCCAGATCACTGGTCGATCTAACTACACAACCATTGGAACAAAGCTTGGCGTTGATCTAATTGACAACCCTGCATTAGCTGCAACGCCGCAAATTGCTGTTGAGACTGCCTGCATCTATTGGCAGACTCATAACCTATCTCTCATTGCTGATAGTTCGATGTCAGCATATGACACATGTGTCGCAATCACAAAGAAGGTTAATGGCGGAACAAATGGCCTCGATGTTCGTTGGTTGATGACACAGCGTGCTACAACTGCATTAGCTGGTGCTATAACTGCTGATCCTGCTGTTCCACCAGTAGTAATCAAGCCTGTTGACGTAAGTAATGGACCTGGGGTATTCCCTGATCCTGTTACGAAACCCGTACAGGTTGCTACACCTGACAGTGTTCAGGCTGCTACTGTTACTAACGTAAATAAGGAAAATCCAATCATATACGCCATCCATAGTGCAGAGACCTTTATCAAGAAATTCTTCTAAAAGAAAGGAAGGAAGTATGACAACCAAAGCACAACTGTATTTGAATGAGATGACTACAGCACGTAAAGTTGCTGAAGAATTAGCTGCAAAGGACCGCAAGATCGCTGAGCTAGAGGCTCTAGTCAAGGAATTACAGGCTCAAAAATAAGGGCTTGACAACCTCATTCTAATAGGCGTATCCTTCGCAGTTCAGGAGGATTGTGTCATGGACGAGGATTGCATCAGGAGCCTCACTGAGGCTGGTTTCGAGCGGCTGGTCCATGAGACCATGATCGCAGAAGAGACCCATCACCGCCTCTCTATTGAGGCAGAGCGGTTGCTCACTCGCCTTCGGGCAGAGGGTCAACGTCGTAAAGATTTTGCTGAGTTCAAGACGGACAAGCAATCATGAGCACGATCACAGTCGTTGAGGGAATGCATAACCCCTTCACATTTCGTGATGAGGTTCCGAATGATCCATATGAGAGTGGTGAGACTGCGCTCATGCATAGCGACACCCTCGCATATCAGGTGCCGGATTGGTTTGCTTGGGAAAAGCAGAGCGGTCTGCAACTGACTCAGTTCACGCTCGTCTATGATGGCATGAGCCCTCACCCCATCCCTGAACCCTCGACCTATGCCTTGATCGGCATGGGCTTCTTGTTTTTATTTTTCATCCGCTTATTCAAAACGAGGCACTGACCATGAACACTCAAAATGACGATGAACTTGACGATGAATTCGAGGAAGCTCTTGCTAATCTCATTGCTAAGGGCATGATAATCGAGCACAAAGTGGAAGGCCAAGAACCTTCCTATGAGATTGCTCCCGCTGGTGTGGTGGCACTCGGAAAAAAACTTAATTAAGGGGATTGACACCCCTGAAAAACGAGAGCATGATATTCAGACGGCGTACCTCGCCTAACTCAAACGGAGAAATCCAATGGCTTCCGCAACTCAAGTCGTAGTCGTTCTTCACACTGTTCCCGTCGCTCGTGCCTTCAAGAATGGCGTCCAGCACGGCGTTGCCCACAACGAGAAGACCCCCTTTGCGGTCGTCCTCTGGGACACTGCGGCCAAGAAGGTTGCGAAGATCGTCAAGCGTTACGTGACCGCTGATGGTGCGGTTGCTGCGGCAAAGCGCGTCACCCTCTGATGCATTAGTGGCTCCCAAAATTTGCTGGTGAGCCACTATTAGATCAAAGGAGACGATTATGAAATTGCCTCGTGGTGACCGTTATTCGTGGAATAAGAAGCGGACTTGGTTAGTTTCCGTGTCAGGAACGAACATGCCCACATATCATGATGATCCCGATTACGATTTACTGCCCTCAGACTATGAGGAAATGGAACGCATCAGGCTCGCTGCTGTGAAGCTTGCTGAGACTGCGAACAATCCCATGTGGCGTGATCACAATTGCTGGAAGTGCCGAGAAGGCACAAAGGTTTGTCCTCAAGGTGGCTCGCATCGCTGCGACTACCCAATCGCAAAGAACCACTGACATGAGAAACGTCACAATCAAAAAGTCTATCATGTGCCATCTGACCGCTGATCAGTGGCAACTTTATACGACCTGTGAGGATTTACATATCAGGGCACAATCCTATGTTGTTGCCTGTAAACTAAATAAGGGCGTAGAGCATTCCTTCAACAATTATGGAGTGGTCGAGGCCAGACGTTACATGATTAGACTCATGGAAGAGTATGCAGAAGTCGGTGCCGCAGACACGGAACCCTTTGGCGTCCTTGAGAATTTGCTCGCCATGTTCTATGACGAAAATTAGCTGTTGACTTAGGCTGCTAATGAGAGCATGGTTTTCGACCCTCAGGAGATTGACCATGGACTACGTGGCAAATTACGAAGACCTCAATGCAGACTACGGTGAACCCAAGTGGGTTTGGCAGGTTCGTAAGACCCCCAAAAAGGTTGGCAAACTTGGTGCCAAGCTCCCATACGTCTACTTCAAGACCGAGGTTGAAGCCCTCGCCCATATCGATGGACTGCAACGTCGTGCAGACAAGAAGGCCAAGCTTGCTGCCCTCACCCCTGAGGAAAAGGAAGAGGCTGAACGCATCGAGCACGCCAGGAAGATCGGTTCACCCGATGATCCTGCCTTCGAATGTCAAATCTGCGGCCATTATCACCTTGGCTACGTGAAGCGCGGTGTCCTGGCTCACCATGGCTACCAACGCCCAGGACGTGGCTATCAGACACAATCCTGCGTCGGTGCCCTCAAGCAGCCGCTGCATGTGTCCTGCGATGCTCTGCCGCCATACATTGCTGCCCTCAAGGGCTTGGTGACCAGAGAGAAAGGCAACGTCTCGCTGCTCTCCCTGTTTCCTCCCGTTCAATACACGGTGCAGGATAGCAAGTGGGACAGCGTGAGCCGTCGCCACGTGTCGGTGCCTCGCAAGGTCATGCGTCCCGAGGGCTTCGCCTTCGATCTGAACGCGAACAAGCGATATCAGATGGAATATGAACGCCTCTACTACGGCGATATTCGTTACCGTGAAGGCCAGATCAAGGGCTATGAGCTTGAAATTGCTCAGCAAACAAAAAAGTTGGAGAATTGGATGCCCAATCCAGACTTCAAGGGCTACTACAGGCCCTAACCCATTGATTTGTGAGCCCCTTCGGGGGCTCACTTTTCTTGTTGACATGCCCCTCGAATAGGAGCATGGTGTTTGTGGGACGAGATGCGTCCCAAAGGAGAAGTCCATGACTTACAAGCTTCCGACCAAGTGGTCACCCCAGCAAACAGACTTCATTACCGCAGCCGCAACTGGTCGTCAGAGCCTCGTGCTCCGCTCAGTCGCAGGCAGTGGCAAGACCACAACCCTCCTGGGTGCAGTGGTTCGCATGACCGGCCCGACCGCAATCCTGGCTTACAACAAGAAGATTGCCGAGGAAATCAAGGCCAAGCTGGTTGATCTTCGCGTCGATTGGAAGACCGCCAACGCTGGCACAGTCCACAGCTTCGGCTTCAACATGCTCCGCAAGTTCCTTGGCAACGTGACCGTTGACGAGAAGAAAGTGTGGAACATTCTCAAGGAACTCGATGCTGACTGCCCCTACGCCTCGCTGGTCTGCCAGATCGTGAGCCTTGCCAAGCAGCGTGTCGTGAACACCCGCGAGGCGTTCCGCGACATCGTTGACCACTTCGACCTTCTGGAAGACGACCAGATGGGCAAGGCTGAGGAAATCATTCAGGTTGCCCTGCTCGTCCTCGATGCCAGCAACCGCAACACCCGCGTCATTGACTTCGATGACATGGTGTACCTGCCCCTCATCCTGCCTGTCCGCCCCTTCAAGTTCCGTACCGTCATCGTTGACGAGGCTCAGGATACGAACCCCGCTCGCCGTATGTTGGTTGCCTTGCTTCTGGCTCCTGGCGGTCGCGTGATCGCAGTCGGTGACCAACATCAGGCCATTTATGGCTTCACTGGTGCCGACAACGACAGCTTGGACCTGATCGGACAACAGTTCAAGGCCGCGAACATGAACCTGACCGTCACCTATCGCTGCCCCAAGGCAGTGGTGAAGTTCGCCCACCAGTGGGTGAGCCACATACAGGCCCATGAAACCGCCCCAGAGGGCACCGTCTCCGTCCTTGGTGCAGTGGATGACAGCTTCGTTCCTCAGGCGTCAGGGGCCATCCTTTGCCGCAATACGAAGCCCCTCGTTGCCCTCGCCTTCAACTTCATTCGCCGCCGCATCGCTTGCAAGATCGAGGGTCGCGACATTGGCAAGGGCTTGATCAAGCTCGCCCTCAAGTGGAAGGCTTGCAAGACCATCCCGGCTTACGAGGCCAAGCTCGACGCATGGTACGACAAGCAGGTTCTTCGCCTGACCGCTGGTAAGAAAGAGGCACAGCTTGCCTTCATCGCTGACCAGTACGAGACCATCAAGGCGATCATGGGCTACTGCGTCGAACAGAAAAAGAACCAAATGGCCGATGTGGTTCAGTGGGTGGAAGACCTCTTCGGTGACAACGTGACCGGGGTCGTCGTGCTCTCCACGATCCACAAGTCCAAGGGTCGCGAGTGGAACACAGTTTACTGGCTGAACCGCGCCCAGACCTGCCCGAGCCGCTACGCCACGCTGCCCTGGATGCAGGAGCAAGAGCGCAACCTCTGCTACGTTGCAGCCACGAGGGCGATGAGCGAACTCATCGAAATCGAGTACACCCTCTGAGTCGGAGGCCCTCAGGGAGGCCCCTCAGGGGGCCTCTTTTTTCCTAGGTAGAATGATACAGGCTGGCGCGCACATGCCGCCCAGCGAGCCCCTAATGAGCCAGGAATATCGGTTATGAAAACTCTTCTCATGGTCACCCTCGCGTTCTCCCTTGGAGCATGGCTGGAGGGCGGTAACGAAGGCAGGAGGTACCCCATGCCGATTACCAATCCGACATTCCCAGGATGGCAGGGCGACGACTACCGCAGCCAGTTCCTGGCCTATATGAAAGCAGATGGTTGCCGCGATATCTTCGATGTTCATATCCCCACAACGAAGGGCTTAACCAAGTGCTGGTTGCGCTTTTTACCAACAACATGAATGACTTACAGAGCCTCAAAATACTTGTTGACATTGGCTTCGGACAGGAGCATGGTATTTGGACGGATTAATCCGTAAGGAGAATTCAGATGGCTAATCAACCCCGCTTCGAAGGTCGCGTCAATGCCAATGACCTGCCTGCCCTCAAGGTTGCGGCAGCGCGGATGAGCGATCATCAGTTGGTGTTCTTTCATCAGGCGTTCAAGTTCACCCACCAGAACGCCCTCAAGGTTGTGCGGGCCGAAATGGCCTTGCGCTGCACACAGGCTTATCGAGAGTTGTTCAACTGACATGAAACCGCTACCCCGAGACGTTATCGCCTTCTACGCCTTCATCGTTGGCTTCCTTGTGTGTGGCATGATCGACGGTGGATTTCACATTCTCTAATCAGGAGTAGGTGTTGTGGTTAATTCCAAACGCAAGTCCGCACCTGTTGATCAGTGCGTCGTCATCGAAACCCTCAAGACTGGTGCGATCATCCATCATGGACCATTCCGTCATTGGGATGAGGCTTATGATTGGAAGCTTGCAATGGAGGAGTTCGCTGAGAAGCACTCCTTCAATTGGAAGTACAATATCCGTACCCTCGTGGCCCCTTCGGTGCGAGATTTACAGTCATGAACAGCTTCATTAATCTGGTGGGCTTCCTCTTGCTCACCGCCCTCGTCGCCAGCTATGTTGTGGGTGGCAACGATGAATTGATTTTCTGCCGTGCCAACGATACAGGTCATGGCCATGGCGAAAACTATGCCCGCATCGATTGCGGATGGCAGGCCATCCAAGCCCAATTCGGACTGAACTGAACCACAGGAGACTGGTCATGTATGAGCAGGAACAGGAAGAACGCGACTTTCATGTGTCTTCGGACAGCGAGTGGGATCGAGCCGAGGCTTATGATATTGGTGAGCTTTATCCCGAGCGTGCATGGGTTAATACGGATCGTGACGTGTGGCATAAGAACCCCTTTTATAAGGGTCCGCCTGTCCCTCATCCTGAGGATGACAGCCGTGAGGACTGTGAGACATGCCAGCGTTATGGTGCCTGCGTTTGCTACGTGGATCAAGACTCCTCGCAGGAGGTTATCGTTTCGGCCCACATTGAGCGCGATATGCTCGATGACATGCCTTTTTGAGGGATTGTAATTATGGCAACCTATTCAATTGAAAGTGGCTCCCTTCACGTGAAGGTGGAAGCGGAGAACGAACCAAAGGCCAAGGAGCTTTCGAACAAGATTTTTGACTTCCTTCGTAATGAGTGTAAGTCGCAATCTGAGGACTTTCACCAGTTCTCAGTGGTGATATTCAATTCCAGGGGCTTGTTCACTGACGAGCCCGTTCCCCTGCCTTCCGCATGGGAATATCTCGAACGAACGTAGGAGAGTGAAATGTCCATTATGAAAAAGACGACTCAGGTTGAGAACGAGCGTTATCATGAGGTTGAGCAGCGTCACCCTGTCGGCGTGGCTCACGTCATGGCCCGCGTCAATTCTCTCAAGAAGCACTACTTCTATGATACGGATCAGGCATGGGCAATCGTAAACCGCAATGAGGGCGGTCCCGAGTGGCAGGGAGTGAGCAACGGCAATCCCAATTGGCCCACCCAGGAGAGCTATATCGTCACGGATACCGAGGGCAAGTTTATGATCTTCGATCAGGAAGCTCGCGACTTCGTTGAGACTGCCGCCCTGCTCCGTATTCCACGCCATACCTATCGCGTGTTCAAGGAGGTTACCGAATGAACTACGATCTAGGTTGCCATTGTGGCAGGACAAAGGATCAATATCATTATTGCCCAATGTTGAACTGCCCGCATGTCAATATCTTTTCATGCAAACACCGTTGGGCTATCTGGCCCGAGACCGATGGATTGCAGGAGAAGTGCCTATCGTGCGGTGCGTTCCGAGCCACGCCCAATTATGTGAAAAAGGAACCGATTATGCTCTTCGACGCAACGCCCCCAGACCTCAGGGACGAGGCTCTGACCCGTCTTCTGACCGAGGCGGATGAATATCTCGGCCGATGCGAGAAGGCCCATAGCGATGCCCGTGAGGCTCTGGAATGGGCAGACGGACAGCATCAGGCTGCTGCGGAGCGTGCCGAGGCCCTCAGGAATGAATTCATGAGGCGTAGAACCGCCTCTGAGTAGAGTCTACGTCCAAGCCTGACGATTAACTGGCTCGTGTGGAACGTCACCCACAGCGAAACGCCCCCTTCCCGTAGTTGGTTAGGGGGCGTTTTCGTGTCTGAAATATGTAGCATTCTTCGGACAACCCCTCTCAATAAATAATAGAAGAATCATCGAGAGGACAGTATGAGCATACCTACAACCCGCCAGGAATTCGCAGCCTTCATCATTCGTCAATTGAGTGGTGGAGTAACTGAGGTAAACCTATCAGAGACAGCATTAGATGATGCAATTGATCGTGCTCTCTATTTCTGGCAAGAGTGGCATTATAATGGCTCGCTGAAGTTCTATTACAGCTATCTATTGACCCCCACAGATGTTACAAACAAATTCATCACAATGCCTGAGAATATCATTGGTGCTGTGCGTATCTTCCCAATTGGTCAGGCCATTTCATCTGATGCTCTATTCAATATGCGTTATCAGTTCATTATGAATGACCTCTATTCATTAACTAATGTGTCATTGGTTCCTTATTATATGACCATGCAACATATCTCATTGCTTGAAGAGGTGCTCGTCGGTCAGCAGCCTATTAGATATAACCGTCACCAAAATCAGCTTCATATTGATGCCGATTGGTCCATCATGTGTCCAGGCACGTACCTTGTGGTTGAATGTCAGCAAGCAATGGACCCAGTGGCTGTGCCTGACGTATGGCGTGACCGTTGGGTGCAGGATTATGCAACTGCATTGGCTGGCCAGCTATGGGGCCGCGTATTATCTAAGTACGATGTCGTGCTTCCTTCAGGCATGAAATTGGATGGCAAGAAGATACTAGATGACTATACGGCTGACGTGAGACGCCTTGAGTCAACAGTGCCAATGATGACCAACGCAGTGTTCATGGCCTAATGACCAACAAATATTTCAATCGTTATAACTTTGGCAATGAACAAGCCCTATTACAAAGTCTAATCACTGAGGCTATTCAAATTTATGGCATTGATGTTATATATGTGCCTCGTAATCTGACCAACTTCGATCAGCTATATCTAACAGACGATCAGTCAACATATACGCAGGCTATTAGAACAACTGTTTACCTACAGAGTGTCGATGGTTTCGGCCCACAGCAGAACATATTCACCAAGTTTGGCCTTGAGATTAGAGATAACATCACCGTGTCCATGAGCACACGCATATTCGAATTAGATATTCAGCCTATTACTAAACAGGTTCGACCATTAGAAGGTGACCTAATATATTTCGATCTGAATAAGAAGTGCTTTCAGTGCAAGTTCACAAACAACAAAGAAATCTTCTATGAGCTTGGTAAGCTACCTACATTCCAATTAACATGTGAATTATTCGCCTATTCGGATGAGACATTCAATACAGGCGTGCCTGAAATTGATGAGCTACAGGGTCAGCAATCATTGAATATCCTCGACAACGTTATTACTCAGGACAATTCAAACAACATCATCACTCAAGAAGATGGTGGACAGATTACTCTTCCTGGCTTTAATACAAATAACATTGATCCTGTGTCAGGCAATAATGAATTGGCTCGTGAGGATAACATCATTGATGAGTCTGAACAGAATGCCTTCGGCTTTGTTAATACGAGCGAGTTCCAATGAGAGAAGATAAGCTAGTCCTCGTTGGCAATAGTGGTGGAATTGCTTGTACAACCACACATGAACATCGTTTCGCACCCACATTTCGTTGTGATTGCTCAGCATGTACAAAAAATAGACTCACATGGACAGAACAAGAGTATGTAAATGATAAAATTCAAGCGTTTTCAAGGATTTAAGCGTAAGACCACAGACATTGATAACGTCAATGTACAGGATGGTGGGACACCGCAGGCAACTGTGGGCACCACTGCATCTATTGGTGAGCAATTAGCCACAGCATGTCAAACACCTGACGCGCAATATTCTATTGGTATCCATGATGACGGTGTATCCGCTAAGGCAAAGCTTCCATTCAAGCTCAAGCTATCTAAGAAAGAGGCAGATGAGCTTGAAAAGAACATCGAGAACAGCCTTGAATTGATTCTCAAGCCATATTTTGTAAAAGAAAATGTTGAAGGTGAAAGACATGTTGTAAAACGTTCTAATGATTATAGGGTATATGTAGGAGATAACAAGAAGTGGTCAAGTCGTGAGAAGGATGGATTGGTGTTTCCTGATTATGATACAGCTATGAAGAAAGTAAAGGAATTAGGACCATCTAAACATTTTGCCCAAAATGTACACACATACAATGAAAATGAGGATGACCAAGAGCTTGAGGCTCACCCCAAGCCACGCAAAGGCTTTATGAAGAAGGCAACCAATGCTCCATTGCCCACAGATCGTCACCAGATTGCGACCATCGTATCAGGTGACGGAACCATTGGCCTAAGCGAGGACTGCCTATGGGAAGGGGCAGGCACGCATGAATACGTCGATCATGTCCACCCTGACCATGAGAAGCTATTCAGAGACCATCCTGAGGGCTTTGACCGCAAGCATTCATACACGGACACCACAATGCGCTACACCCGTGCCTACCGTCGTCCGCAGCCTGTCCATACGCACCATATGGTCGTCACCCTCAAATGAGATATCTGACTCCCAAATAAATAAGCTTTATCAAATGGGAGTAGCAAATGGCGGAAAGCATAACAGTCAACACTGGTGGTGTTAACCTACAGGTCACGATAGCCAATGGTCTATTCATTGCAACCGAGAATGGCACCCCAATTGTCACTGAGTCTAACAATTATATAGTAGGCGAGAAGTCCATTACCGTTGATGTAATACCGGGGAATGGTTCTTAATGCTCTCTAATGATTATTTCTATTTCTCCCTAATTCGTAAGTATATTTCCATATTCGGAAGCTGCTTCAATGATATGATCATCCAGCGCACCAATCATCAGACTGGTGTGATCACTCAGATTATTAACGTGCCTATTAGTTATGCCGAGCACGAGAAGATGTTGACACGCGTATTAGCTGATCCATCTATTGATCGTAAGGACGCAGTGCTATTGCCTCGTATGTCATTCTTCATGGATGGCTTCACATATGACGGTAGCCGCAAGATTACATCAACTCAAAAGTTCGTAATGTTGCAGTCTACTAATCAGACATCATTCCAATATGCGGAAGTGCCATGGGATTTCCATTTCTCATTGTGGATATATGTGAAGAACAATGAGGACGCAACAAAGATTCTCGAACAGATCGTTCCATTCTTCTCACCCTCATACACAGTGCGTGCAGCCTTAATACCCAATAGACCACCAATCGATATTCCAATCACCCTCAAGGATATTAGTCACGTAGACAGTCAGGACGAGAACTTCAAGGATAGAGATATCCTAATATGGGAGCTTCACTTCACATTGAAGGGAGCATTCTATTGCCCAATTCATCAGGCACCACTTATCGAGGTTACCAATATCAGCTTCTACGATGGAGAGGGTCCAGACTATCCTGTTGTCAATAATCATGCATATGGCATATCTGACAACCTCTATAATATAGCAGATACTGGTCCTGTTACCTTCGATACAACTATTTCGACGGGAGGCTAACAGATGCCTGAATTAGACGGAACATTCGGTTACACCATCAACAGTACCTCATCTAGTAATGTAGGTTCAAATCTAGTCAGTGTCGGCGGCACGGTATTGAATGCTATCAATGCATTGACTCTCGGTGGCGTGGCTCCTAATGGATATCTCACTGTTATTGCTAACGGTAGTCCAGGCGTAGCAGGCCAAGCACTAGTAACTGGTGGTCCAGGGTCTAATGCTTATTGGGCTGACGTGGCTACTGGTGCAGCATATCAAACAACTGCTGGCCTATCAGCTAATGTACTCACATTAACTGCTAATGATACTCTATTCGTTGGCACAGTAAGTGCAGCTAATGTGGTGTCTAATGCTCAATTACAAGCGAATCTAGCAAGCTTTAATCTATCGGCATATCAAACAACTGCTGGCCTTGCTGCTAATGTTGCCGTATTAACTGCTAATGATACTCTATTTGTGGGTGCAGTAAGTGCAGCTAATGTAGTCTCCAATGCACAACTGGTAGCTAATCTGGCCGCATTCCTAACCATATCTGGTGTATCTGCCAATGTCACACCAATTGTAAACGCATTAGTTCCTACACTCACAGCCAATGATACTCTATTTGTGGGTGCAGTAAGTGCAGCTAATGTAGTCTCCAATGCCCAATTGACTGCAAACCTCGCAGCATATGAGACTATCGCAGGATTACCTGCTGCTGTAACCACACTCACAGCCAATGACACTTTGTTTGTTGGTCTCGTATCTGCTGCAAACGTTGTTTCAAATGCTCAGCTTGTGGCTAATCTCGCAGCCTATACACCTACATCTGGTCTATCAATCTACCAAACGACTGCTGGTCTGCCTGCTTCCGTAGCTGTATTGTCCGCGAACGACACTCTATTTGTTGGCACCGTGAGTGCAGCTAATGTAGTCTCCAATGCACAATTGGTTGCTAATCTGGCTAATTATACAACTACAGCAGGATTACCTGCTGCTGTGACCACATTAACTGCTAATGATACCCTATTTGTTGGAACCGTAAGTGCAGCTAATGTGGTGTCTAATGCTCAGCTATCTGGTAATCTAGCCAGTTATACACCGACATCAGGTCTCTCTGTATATCAGACAACTGCTGGCCTTGCTGCTAATGTTGCCGTATTGGCAGCTAATAGTGCCTCATATCTTGGTACATTAGCAGCAGCATCTTATGCGAATACGTCAGCCCCTGTAATCACAACAACTCTTGAGGTTGGTGTAGCAGGCAATAACGTAACGATCAATACCACAGCGACTACACACGGTAATAGCACAGTTAACTCAACAGTCAACTCGACTGCGTTCAGTGGTACAGCTAATAATGCTACCAATCTAGGTGGATTGTCTGCGGCAAGTTATGCAACTACTGCTAGTTTACCTGCCACTGTCACTACATTAACAGCTAATGATACGTTGTTCGTTGGAACAGTATCAGCAGCAAATGTTGTATCTAATGCTCAATTGGTGGCTAATCTAGCCAGTTACACGCCTACATCTGGTCTATCTGTATATCAAACTACAGCAGGATTGACTGCGAACGTAGCCACATTGACAGCGAATAGTGCTTCATTCATTGGTGCATTGGCTGCTGCTTCAGTCGCGAATACATCTGCACCTATTATTACAACAACGTTGGAAGTTGGTGCAGTAGGCAATAACGTAACTGTTAATACAACATCTGTCCTATTAGGTAATTCAACTGTATTCAGTACAGCCAATTCAACTACATTCAGTGGAACTGCTAATAATGCAACGAATTTGGGTGGATCGTCCGCTGCAAGTTATCAGACTGTTGCTGGATTGACAGCGAGTGTGGCTGCTTTAACAGCTAATAACTCTACAAATCTAGGTGGAGTGGCCGCCGTTGCTTACGTTGTCAATTCAATGAATGGCTCATTGACAGGTAACTTGACCATTGCTGGCACGAATACGACCATATCTTCAAATATTTCACTAACTGGCACTCTGCTATATGCTAATGCTGGTCACGGAACTTCTGGACAAGCTCTACTGTCTGGTGGTGCTACGACAAATGTATATTGGGGAACAGTATCTGGTGGTGGTGGAACTCCTGGCGGTGCCAACACTAATCTTCAGTTCAATAACTCAGGTGTATTTGGTGGTGATGCTAATCTCAATTGGAACACCGCTACTGCAACGATGAGCATTGGCAATTCAACAGTCGTTTCAACAGTTAACTCAACAGCATTCACTGGTACAGCCAATAATGCTACAAACCTAGGTGGCACAGCAGCAGCAGGTTATCAAACGACAGCAGGCTTGTCGGCTAACGTGGCAGTCCTTGCGGCTAATAATGCTTCATATCTTGGTGGAGTGGTAGCTGCATCTTACGCTAACACAACAAACACAAGCGCAACTAGTATCACAACAGGTACGTTGCCATGGGCTCAGGCACCTACTGGCACAGTCAATACATCTGGCAACTTCACAGTGGCTGGCAATCTGTCTATTGCTGGCACAAACACAGTTATTTCATCAAATGTCACTCTTACAGGTACAACTCTAGTAGCTAATGCTGCGACAGGCACTGCTGGTCAGCTATTGACATCAGGCGGACCAACAACAAACGCCTATTGGTCAACACTTGTAGGAGGATCAAATACACAACTACAGTTCAATAACTCAGGTGTATTTGGTGGTGATGCTAACCTAACATGGAACACAGCTACTGCAACCATGAGTTTTGGTAATACGACTGTTAATACACAGATCAATTCAACTGCTATCACAGTCAATACAGCAGGCACAGCCGCAGCATTGAACCTCATCGCTAATATCGTAGTGAGTGGAACTGTCAATACCACACAGAATACAACTATTACTGGTGCCAATTTGGTAATGAATTACTGGAACGGTAACTCAACAGTCAATACGACCTATTTCTTGTCATTGAATGCAGGTGCTCTATTCATTGGTAACTCAACAGTCAATACCACAATTAACTCGACTGCATTCTCTGGTACAGCAGCCAATGCAAATAACCTTGGTGGATCGACTGCTGCATCTTATGCAACCATTGCAGGTTTGTCCTCAAACGTAGCCACATTGGCTTCTAACAGTACTACATACTTCGGTGGGCTAGGCTTTGCCTCATATGCTAACAACTCTGCACCAGTAATCACAACCACATTGGAAGTGGGTGCAGCAGGTAACAACGTAACAATTAACACAACAGCCATCCTATTAGGCAATTCAACTGTGAAATCTACGGTCAATTCGACTGTATATAACGGCACAGCTAATAATGCTACCAATCTAGGTGGGTTGGCTTCTACGAGTTACGCGAATACATCTGCACCAATCATCACAACTACGCTGGAAGTTGGTGCAGCAGCCAATGCGGTTACTCTTAGTACTACAACTGTTAACATTGGTAACGCAACTGTTAATTCAACCATAAATTCGACATCATTTAATGCTACATCCAACAACTCTCTATATCTAGGTGGCACAATCGCTGCCAGTTATGCAAATACAACTAATACGTCTGCCACAAACATCACGGCAGGTACGCTGCCATGGGCTCAGGCACCTGCTGGCACAGTTAACTCATCTGCTGCTTTCACCATTGCTGGTGTCCTTACATATAGTGCTAACCTCGTCCTACAGAGTGGTCTAACGGCTAATGGTGGTGTCGGTAGTGGTGGGCAGGTATTGGCTTCGAACGGCACCACAGGGTCACCGTATTGGATTACGTTGCCTGGAAGTGGTCCAGTAGGATCAACAACACAAATCGCATATAACAATGCGGGTGTTGAGTCTGGTGATGCTAACCTCACTTGGGCAACAGCCAGTGGTTTGTTGACTGTTGGCAATACAACCGTCAATGCTCAAATTAATTCAACAAGTATTATAACTGCTGGTCAGGGAGCAGGATCACTCATTAGTATTGGTAATTCAACAGTCAATACGACAGTCAATTCAACCAACTATTCAGGAACATCTAATAATGCGCTGAACCTAGCTGGTGTTGCTGCTGCTGGTTATGTCGTTAACACGATGTCTGGTTCATTGACAGGTAATGTCACATTCTCTGGAACAAACACGGTATTCAGTTCTAACGTAACTGTTACTGGCACCACAACAGTTTCAACCAATGCTGGTCTGAAGGTAGGAACATCAAACATCATTGCTAGTGGTTATGCATGGATGCCTAATGGATTAATGATGAACTGGGGAACCACAACAGTTGCAAACAGTACTGGTGTTGCTATTACGTTCGCTAATGCATTCCCAACTGCACTATTCTCATTCCAGCTATCTGGTATCTTGGGAGCAACATATATACCATTCGCTTCGGCTCACAGTGCTACTGGCTTGACAATTAAAACATCTAACACAATCAATACGACAATTTATTGGATGGCGGTAGGTAACTAATGAGCTATAAATCATTCCATGATCGTGTTGTAACTCACAAGCAGAAAGAATTGGGAACACCCCAAAGAACGAAGAGGTTTGCGTCTATGACACCGGGAGAACAGGATTTCTCTAATAATCTCGATGCCGACAATCGTGTTGAGTCAGTGACAGTTGTTGGGCAGATTGATCAGACAATGGATGATCTGAAGAGATTGAAGATCATGGATATAGGCAATGCCAAGCACTATGCAAAGATTGATACACGCATGAAGAAACTAGAGCGTGGCAAGGCAAAGGACTGTGTGCAGACTGAGGTTGAGCTATGGGAAGAGGAAGAATACGCACCCAAGAAGACTGTCACTGCCTATAAGCTATTCAATCATCGTGGTGGCAAGCTATATCCTCTATTCGTGAACCATGATAAAGAAGTTCCCGTAGGCAAGTGGTTACATGCTGATATGGGTGGAGCAGACCCAAAGAAGCCCACACATGTGAAGTCAAAGCTTGGCCCATTAGCCATGCGTCCAGGCTGGCATTCAGGTGACTTGCCTGTTGCTACACATATTGGTGGTAAGACACATGCTGGTCTCTCAAAGCCTAACTATAGACCTGATCATCAGGTATGGGCTCAAGTTGAACACCCTGCTGATCATGATTGGCAGACAGAGGCTAATAAGCGAGGCAAGGGAGTGAAAGCACACATTACGGATCAAGTGCCTAACCATGGACACTATAGATATAAGACTAACCCCAATATGACAGGCAATTGGATAATCAGTGGACAAATGAAGGTTAATCGTATCCTCCCTGATCATGAGGTTGAGGCTATCAATAAGAAAGCAGGCACTGCTGATCTACCAAGATTGAAGAAAATCAATGAGATAGCTAAGAGTACATTGCTATCATACATCAATAAGACACAGGATAAGGACAGATATTTCGCTGATCCAGACAAATTAGATAATCGTCTCAAGAGCCATGTGCTAGCACAACAGAAGGTAGGACAATCAAAGTTCAGACCAAAGGTAATGGCAACCAATGAAGCAATTGATTACAAGGACAATGCAACTGTTGGACACTTGAAGGCTATCACATCTAATTCACCTTATAAGAGAGCACGATTCGTAATACATCCCACAGGCAAGATGACAGTGGGTGATGCATATAACTATCAACATGATGATCTTGGCGGCGGACATCCAAAGAATATCGAGGGATTTGTTTCTGCGCATCCTAAGGGATTGAGATATCAAGCATTTCATGGTGGATCATTTAATGACGAAGAAGCAAACCATGGTCATCCTGCTTTACAACGTTTCAGGCAGCATGGTATTCTCCCTGAATCATTGAATGAGTGGGAAGAGCGTAAGCCTCATTATAATGTGGGTATTAACTCATTGAAGAACATAGCTAAAGGATCGAAGACAGGCGTTGCACGCTTCCATATTACCTCAAAGGACAGGATCAATGCAGGTGATGCTTATTACTTCAACCATGATGATCTAATTGATCAGGGGCATGATTGGGACAAGCCACATATCAACGGTTTCGTTAAGCATGATCGCAATGACAATACCTATAAATACAACATGTATAAAGACAGAGATAAACACCCCAAACACCCTATATTGGACAAGATGAAGGACGCAGGTATGGAACACAAGCCAGATGTGGCATTGAATGAGAATGCCAAATATCTCAGAGACATAGTGCCATTGGATGAGGCAGAAATGAAGGATGACTTCCATACTCCTCCTCATAAGAAGAAAAGATTACGCGATATAGACCCAAAGAATTATGATGTCTCAACACCATTGAGTGAGGGATGGGACAAGATATCTAACACATGTTATGTTAACGAAACCAAGGGAATTGCCTATGTATGTACCACGGATGGTGACTGGTTATACATTAATAAAGAAGGTAATGTAATTGATGAGATATCTAATGCTAAGCTTGCCAATTACCGTGATGCAGCCGATAAGGATTGGTCGCAGGCTGGTGATGAGGTAAACGATGCTAATAAGAAGATTGTGTCTATTCCCTCAGGTAATCTATCTGCACGAATGAACGCATATCAAGCTAGATCAACAGCTATGCGCAGAATGTCACGCAGGGATAAGGGCATGGCAATGGCCGACAAGAAGGCCGCTATTGACCCAGATAAGAACGATTACGGTATCAATGAATCAACTAAAATGTTTGCACATCATACTGCCGACTCATTTGGTGAGCATAGACAATCACTATCCGATTATACACTATCTCATATAGGCATGGAGCACAATTCTGTTCTATGGTCTAGTCGCGGAGTTGGTCCTCGTATAGACTCTGATAAAGATATCAAGCACATAGATGCTGGTATAGCCGCTCATAAAACTGATAAACCTATTACTGTATATTCAGGAACGCCAATCGATCCTCGTGAACACAGTGGTATATTGAAACATCATGGTTATATTTCTGCATCATTGCACAAGAAACAAGCCGATGTATATGCACGATCAGCACAGGATGACGAGCCAGAGGCACACAAACACATAATGAAGATCAATGTACCAGCGGGTCACCATGTTGCCTATTTAGATCATATTAGTCACAATCAGGGGGAACATGAAGTCTTGTTGCCTAGAGGATTAAACCTTAAGCATAATGGCACACAGTCCAAAGGTCGCACGCATATTCATGACATGGATATAGTACACTCTGTTAATGAGATATCAACGGCCCTATTGACAAAATATATATCTCGTGGTACAAAGAACATGGCCAATAAGGCTTTCAAATTAGGTCAGGACTCGATGTCAAAGGGTCAAGACCGCGATGCAGTTTCGACACGTAAGGTAAAGAACAGAGCAACCTATATCGCAAAGGCAGCAAATAACCTCGCCTCTAGAGATTTCACCTATTCACCAGAAAGGGATGACGGAGACCATGAGTACAGATAAAATGACTTATCGCGGCATCGATTATACCTTGACGAATGAATATCAGCGTTTCATGTTCTCCCTCGACAAGGGCGATATGCTCTCTGGTCTAAAGGAGATTATCGATCTTTATATTGATCATGGGATCACATCTAAGATCATCCACTCTAGAGACCTTCTCTTCAATACGAATTACTTCTATGAGTGGGAAGTGCATGGTGATAAGCTCATTACTAAGATGTCAAAAGCATGAGATATCATGAGCCTACAATCGCAGGTATTGGGATCATGTTACTGATGATCATCCTCGTCCTCGCACTACATATCCCTACAATCCATGAAGATATGAAAGTGTCCTCTTGGATCGGTTTCGAGCATCCGCAATGAAATACCTCAGAGATGTAGTTCCAGAGAATTACGATATAGACCCTACATTCCACTCATTCGCAGGCGGTGGGACCAAAGATCGCTTCCCAGTGCATCAGAATAAGAGCATTCCTACTCTGAAACACCTCGCAGCTAATGGTCCCTCCCACACAATGAAGTTTTATATCTCCTCCTCTTCCCCAGATGCGACCATGTATTCAGGTGACTCCCAGTATCATACGCATAATTCCATGGGGGCAAGAGCCTCACAGATACAGGGAGCAATTACCCATCACCCAGAACACGATGAATACAGATATCAAGCATGGCATTCTAGAGATGGAAAGAATGTAGAAACCACTCATCCTAAGCTAGATAATATGGAGAAGCATGGGGTAATTAGAGGCAAGTGGAACTCAGACGAAGCTAGAGTGGAGAAATGAAATGCTGCCCTCACACATCATCTAACATAGGGCCGCAGGCCCCTAATCCTTCTGTAAAAGCAAAATCTTTGCTTTTAAACCCTATAAATGGCCTATTAAGCCTCTTAAAGCGACTTATAATAGGGCGTAGCCCATACGGACTGAGTTGAGGACAACGTGAAGATTACACCAATCATTAGTCAACCATTGGTTAGGCCGCAGGCCCAACAGGCTCGCTGCGCTCGCCTAAACCCACAATTCATCATTGCCTTGATAGGTGCTAACCTAGCGACTTATCTAATCTTCCTGGCTGTATTCTTCACAGCGGCCTCCCTAGTGGCCTTCGGCCTACAACTAATCATTGGTTAAATAGCTTTATGAAACACTTACGAGAAGTCGCCCCCATGATTAGAGCCCCTGAGATAGCATCTGCCGTAATGATTGGTAAGGTCGTCTATGCATACGACCACAGAGGCAATGTCCTCTATATCCTCACAGCAGATGGCCTATTAGGCTACACAGCGACTACGTTAACAGTTAGATTAGGCTCTCATGCATTGACATACAACAACATGGGTACACAGATCAGTATCCAGACTATCCGATAATCAGTGCTATTCCGAAATAGATGCTAGCCTAATATAGGGAGCATGATATACATATCCCTAATAAGCAGAATAATAAGTCGCTGTTGCATCAATTAACTAAATGCATACCCCATCCAATGAGCTAACCCTAACAGATGGGCAAGCTCTAGACCAATGCTTACGCAGATGGCAATGTAAATGATCTTGAAGAGCATGTGGTTAATCCTTTGTTAGTTGTTGATTAATGATTGGTTTAGCGCGAAGCGCATGGTTAATCAGTGTGTTGCAGGCGGGTAACAGTGTGCTTTTCGGGTATAGGGGCTAGGGTTAGGAGTCCCTTGCTTCCTTTCACTTCACCTCTCCATATGACGAAGGGGGTCACCCCCTGTTTCTAAAAATTTTATTTTATATGGGCCTGCGGCCTATACCAATAATTGACCCCCCATAGGGTCTTTCTAAAAATTTTATTTTATACACGCACGCACTATATAGAAAATTTGTGTTACGCAGCCTATGAAAGAGAGTATGACAAGCACTAGACCAAACCCTGTCAAGTGGGTCGTCATGTCGGTGTAAGTGTAAGATACGCCATACTTGGCTACCTCATATACGGTCATTGCTGGCAGAATCCATGATATAATCCAAGCAATGAATAACATACCGATTACATCAGACCCTGATGAACCGCCTCCTCTTTGCTTTACATAGTTCCCATTGGCCTTGCGGTAGCCTTGGGCTCGTGCCTGAGCATACCAATCGGTTTTAACAAGGTTTCCTACAAATCGATCTTTAGCCATTGTTTGAAGTCCTTTTACAGCGATTTAATGAGCACCAAATTAAGCTGGCGATAAGTAGAGCACTGTTTCAAATCAATCTAAACATCAATGCAGCGATCTAATGAGCACCAAAGTAGTCTGGCGGTAGAAAGGGCACTGTTTAAATTATATAAATCCTCAATGCAGCGAGGGGGGGAGCACTAAAATAGACTAGCGGTCCTACGGGCACTGCATTGAGGAAATGAATTAAGGAGCCATTCCCTCAATTACGACTGGAACGACCTTCCTGGCATGGTAAACTGCATTGAAGACATGGTTCTCAACGACTGTTCTTGCGAGCTTCAAGGCAACCTTCCTCAAAGAAGGATGAATGCAGGAAGCCTTGCCCTTGCCTGTCTTATCGTTCACCAAACCCTTGTACTTATGACTTTCGTTGAAGATGTCCGAGTATTTGATGATCAGCTTAGCAAGCTGTGGCCCAAGACGCATGTTGTATTCGGAAGAGACCTTATTCCCGTGCCTATTGCCAAATAGTTGGACCAGAGCATCAAAGAATGACTTCCTTCCGATAGCAACTGTATCGCCCTTTTCGTTCGCCTCGATCAGTGGTTCAGTAGAGAGATCAAGGCAATAAATTGCGGTGACCGCTGCTCTTTCAGCACATGAGGACTGGACGATGGCATTATATAAAAGAGCCTGATGGAATTTATCGTGAATGCCAGCTTCCTTCTCGCAAACCTCCTTGAACCAAGGGTGGATTAAAGCGGCATCATCGACAAGCTTTCGAGGAGTGGTCTTAGGAGTCACAGGGATCAAAAGCTTGTCGAGTGTAGCGCGTATTCCTCCTAGGGGAAGGGCGTCATTGAGACCGCGATATTCATTGTTGTCAACAACTTCTTCGATCTGCATGTTAACGCGCTTTTGAATTATCTGAGGAATGAACCCCTTGGCATGGAAAACGCCGTTGGCGTCTGCTCTCTTGCGACGAAACCTGCCTGTCGAGACGCCTTTCACGAACACCATAGTGAAAAGAAAATCGGACTCTTCTTTCTTGAGCTTTTTATCTGGCTTTGCCTCTTTCACGTCATGGCGATGCGAGTTTGTCTGCTTCGGATTGAAACACCTCCACTCGACCTTGTAATCTTCGGACCACACCAAGAACTTCTCGTGCTCCTGTTCATGACGCCATGAACCGAATGGACTCTCAGCAGCAAGTGCTCCACCATAAATGCTGATGTACTCAAAAAGGGCTTCGTAGTCTGCCATCTTGGGAAGGCGGATGTTTTTCTGTTTGACTTGAGCGTTCTTCCACTGGCCATTCCACTTTAGCTGACCGTGTTTGTTTGGAAGCATCACCTTAACAGCATTTATACCCCAAGTCAACTCAAAGTTTTCGTGCTTGCCGTAGTCGATGGCTCCGTATAGGGAGGGGAAGTTGCCATTCTCGTCCTTGGTTATACCCAAAAACTTGATCAAATCTTCGACAGACATTCTTACAGGATGATTTAGATGAATTACAGATGACATATTGGGACTATCTCCTTGCTTGGGGTTGCGACAGCGTTATAATGAGCACCAAAATAGACTGGCGGTATATTGGGCACTGCCGCCCAAAATAAACTTTACAGTACAGCGATGTAAGGAGCACCAAGATAGACTGGCGATACGTAGAGCACTGCAAAAAGAAAAAGACGGAACGATTTGAACGGTCTAAAGAGCACCAAGATAGACTGGCGGCAGGAGGAGCATTCCATTCCGTCAAACTAGTTAGTTGTCCACAATATGTTACATTCTGTGGACAACTTTTGTTAATCGTTGTCGGGTACTTCGTCCCAGAGACGCTTGCTTTCTCGACTCCATTCTTGCTTGGGGGCGGGTGGTTCCCACCACTTGTCATCATCATCCGTCCACTTACGGTTAACTACACCGCATATGCCAAGGAAAATGGCAGCGATCCAATAGAGAAAATAATCTCCTGGCTCAAAATTCTTCATAGGGTGGACGAAAATAGGCTCTTTCATTTATGACCTCCATGCATCTAGTAAAACGCCGTCTTCCCTCTCGGCACGAACAAGGCGAACGTCCTTGATCTTCTGAAAGGCGGTCTTGCCAGTATGGTCAACTGCAAAGAGAACCTCAAGCTTTGGCTGGCTGGCTCTCCTATCGACGGAGAAGGCAACCACGCCTTGAACATATGAAACTCTCTCTAGGCCATTCTCGTCAAATGACTCGATCTGAAGCAACATTAAATTAATTCCTTTCAAACGTAGTGGAAGTAGACCATCCAATCTTCTTTGGACGGCTGGAGGGAACTATTTTGGATGCAGACGTAGAAGTAATCTTCTTTCGCGTCCAAGTGCGAATTCAAGATAAGGCATTGGGCGTAGTCGTAGCGGTCAGGAGTTCCCCAAATATCCTTAGCTTTCAGGACAGCGATCACTCGACCAACTTTCTTGATCTTGTGGTCTTCAGCCATGCAGCCGTCACACTGAACCTGTATAATCAGCTTACCAAGCATATTTGCCATTGTCAAGTCCTCGGGGTCGGACCCCTGCCATTGAAGAAAAAGAACAGAACGACCAGAGCCATGATGACCCAATAGTCAGGAAAGGGCTGCTGGAAAACGATATTATTCACTGCACGGCTCTTTACATGGATTATGACGAGTCTTATCCTTGACTGTGGTCGTATAGCAGTCAACGATCCCCGCATAGCTACGAATATCGCTATGCTGACTATCGATTTCGTCAAGCTTATATGGACCAGCTTGGCAGAGCAAAGTTGGGGTCACCCCCAAGCCTTGGATGGCATAATTAACATACCACCTTGAGTCGGCATGAAGGCCGTTATCCCAATGAAGATCGGTCATTTTTCTTTTCCAAGGGTGAGAGTATGAACTCGAATACACCCTGCCGAGAGCCCAAATTCTTTCGGGAACGACTGACTGAACTGGGCCGCATCAGCGGTGCAATCACGGCCATTAGTGTATACAGACCCAACATCACCCGTTGTTAGGCCAAGGTAGAGCATAACTAATAACCATGCGTGCATTTATTCCTCCACGTCTAACGAATGAAATCGTTCGCAGGCTAGATAAAGCCCAAACTGACCAAGTTCCGCATCAGCGGAGCGAGCCATGGTAACGCACTGATTAAGCTCTTCGTATTCGAAGTAGAAGGCAGAAGTCTCAACCGTTTGGTGTCCCATGAAGAAGAGGACCAAAAGCCAAATGTGCATGACGCACTCCTAAGCGAAAAAGATAATGGTGATCATCACCAGAAAGAATAGGAACTCAAGGGTGACGATATCCATTTCAGGTGTTCGAACCGTTCTTCGTAATCGTCACGGTCGGGATTTGATCAACGACCTTCTGGCCAGCTTCCTTCGCCTTGACGACAGCAGCCTGCTCGACCTGTACTGCCTTGTCGGCAACCTGATGGGCAGCATTGGAAGCAGCGTTCTTGGCAGCTTCAGCAAGCTTCTTGACTTCATCGAGACTGGTAGGAATATGTAAATTGAATGCCATAGATTTCTCTCCTTGGTTAATGTCCAAAATAATGGACGCACATTGCAACCACAGCGGCTGCAAAGAAAAGCACGAAGACGATATCAACGACTAGGTGCAAAATATGGTTACTTGGGACTTGCATAGATTTTCACTTTTGCCTTTCCCGCGAAGCCCTTGGGGCCTTCATAAACTCGGCTGGCTTTGTTGTCGCGGCAAGCAGCCTCGAATAGCCAGAATTCGTTCTGAGACAGGGAACCAACTTCCCTGCCATTGAGCTTCTTTATCTGCAAATTTTCCATCTGTTTCCAGCTTTCGAGGAACCATGCGAATAAGGCTCCGCAATTCCTTCTTCCTTTGAATTAAAGATAGCTTTCGTTTCGTCATAACCATACGTTTAGCATAAGGCGAAGCCTGTGTCAAGCGAAAAATGCGTTTTGGGCTTCGCCAGAGATAAATATTGGATAATTCAAGGAGATGATCCATTTGTCTGATGACCTAAATAAGAAATTCAACCTCGTCCTGACGCCAACGGATGCGGTCGATATCATGTCAGCAGAAGTTCGAGCAGATAGTGCAAAGAAGGACTTCACGCAGGCACGAGCCTCAATGATGAACATCGTCGCGGTTTCTTCACAGGCAATCACCGACTTGGGTATGATGGCATCTCAGGCACAGGATGTCAACGCCTATATCGCCCTCTCATCGATGATTAAGGCGGGTTCTGATGCTGCCTCACAGCTAATCAGACTCCACCGTCAGCTTCAAGACTTAGACGCCCCCGATTCCAACAAGACGGGTCCAAACGAGCTTCATAACCACTTGCATTTTCCATCAATGTCAACCAACGACCTAAAGGAAGCACTCAAAACATTGAAGAACGATAGCCATGATTAATGAAGGAATTGACCCATTTTATAATCGAGCCCTTGGTACGATTTCGGCAGAACGAGGCCACTTGTCTCCTCTTGAGAATATAGCACGCACGAAAAGTCTGCACAACGATCTGAAGGCAACAGGACACAAGGTCGTCCCAGTTAAGGGTGGCTATATAGAGAACCATGGTACGCCAGATGCAAAAGAGGTTCATGAACGTTCATTCCTCGTGATGCATAAAAACACAGGAAACGACAACGGAGCCATTAAGAAGACTCTGACAACATTAGGTAAAAAGTACGATCAGGACTCGATCTTACACAAGCCTCACAACTCAGATATAGCATCACTTCATGGTACTAATAAGGCCAGCTTCCCTGGATACGGGAAGTCAGTCGCTGTCGGCAAAAAACAGAATTATAGTGGAGGAGAATTCTTCACGGAAATGCCTAATGGAAAACGTTTTACCTTTGGAGAAAATACTGACTATTTCGTACCTCAGGTACGCGAAAGTAAGAACCTGAGAGATGTCGTTCCTATTCAGGAAATTTCAGATAACGCTCGTGCAGCCATGCATAGAATAATGAAAGACCCTAACGCACATCCAACGATGAAGGCGGCTGCTTCAAAGGCTCTTGGAGGAAAACTTGCCCATGATTGGAGTGGCAGCAAGCCCGCAGATAATAGTCTGTTTGACTCTGATGGCGAAGTCAAGGTTCAACATATGGAAAACCACGAAGGCATTCTACGCCATCATGGTTTCAAACCTGACGAGAAGGGAATTCACTTTAATGCCGATAGAACTCAGGCAGTAAGGATGTGGATGCGAGACGGTAAAGTCAATAGTTGGGAACATCACTATCATGACGCCGGTGGCAATAGAAAAAAAGATGTAGGACTCATGGCGGATACGCTGCACGACTCCTTAAATGGTAAACACAATTGAGACTAGACTTAGCAATAACTTACGGGTGGTTAGAAATGTTAAATATGAAGAGACTTCAGAAAGATAATCCTTTCTTGTATAGTTTTTTAAGGGAAGCAGCAATGTTTCGACATGCTGCTTTAGTCTATGGGACTATGGGAGTCAACGATAAGGCTCACAAAGAAATGTTTGAACATATGAAAGTTGTAGACAAGGTGTATGGCAAAGTTTCGAAATAACCCCCTTCTAAAGGGAAAGAATGTAAAGTTCGACTGGACTCCAGAACTAGTCGATGAATACATCAAATGTAAAGAAGATATCTACTACTTCATAGAACACTACTTCAAGATCGTTACTGAAAATGGTCTTGAGCAGATGATTCTACGCTCTTACCAAAAAGAGATGATCGACAACATGTTGAATGGCCGTTTTACACTGGCCTGCATGAGTCGTCAGAGCGGTAAGACTGAGACTCTACGCGCGTTCCTCATCTGGTACATTCTATTCAACGACTTCAAGACCGTAGCCATCGTCGCCAATAAACTCGACACCGCGATGGAAATTATCGGTAAGCTTCAGATATCGTATCAGAATTTGCCTCTGTGGCTTCAGTTAGGCGTCACCGAATTCAACAAGGGCTCGTTCGTCCTTGAGAACAACTCCCGCCTATTCGCTTCGGCAACCAGTGCGGACGCCCTCCGTGGTTATACCTGTCATATCATCGTGATCGATGAGGCGGCACATATTGAGAACTGGGACGAGTTCTACGGAGCCGTTTCACCAACCATTTCAGCCGGTAAGTCTACAAAACTCATCATGGTTTCAACGCCTAAGGGTCTGAACCACTTCTACGAGTTCTACGAGGGATCGAGCCTCGGCAAGAAGACGAACAGCTTCCAGGCTACATTCGTACCTTGGTATAACGTACCGGGACGCGATGAGCAATGGCAGCAGGAACAGCTTGAGCTAATCAACTTCGATATGATCAAGTTCGATCAGGAGTTTAACTGTTCGTTCATTGGATCGGCAGGCACGCTTATTAATGGTGGTTGTCTACAGATTCTCAAGACTGATATTCAATTGCCTGTACATACGATTGACAAGCTGAAGATTTACGAGCCGCCAATCAAAGAACGAAAAGAATGGCGAGAGAAGATCGAGAACGTCACACGCCAAACCAGCATCTATGAAAGGAACATCAAAGAAGTCGGTCAGACTATCATGGAGGAGTATACTATCCCATCTGACAAATATGTTATCGTGGCTGACGTTTCTAGAGGTAAGGGGCTCGACTATTCTGCATTCTCTGTCTTCAATATTACCAAAGTGCCTTATCGACAGGTTGCGACTTTCCGTGATAACAACATCACACCGACTGACTACGCGCATTATCTATATAAGGTAGGGCAATTATATAATGAAGCCCTAGTGCTTGTCGAGATTAACGATATCGGTGAACAGGTCTCTACCTATATGATGGATGAGCTTGAATACGGCAACGTACTCTGCACTCAGTCAAATGGGCGTGCGGGTAAGACCGTCACCTTTAATATGTCTAAGGCGGACAAAGGTGTCCGTACAACACTGACCCTGAAGAACTCAGGTTGTCTACTAATGAAGCTATTACTTGAAGAGCGTCGTCTATCAATTGTCGATACCGAGAC